AGAACAGGGCAGAAGTACATTGCCATCATATGGATAAGGAGATTAAATTATGAGTTTTCAATGGATATTTGATAATGCTGAATCAATCTCAGTTAGCAATAAAGAAATAGTAGGACAAACAATTTCAAGAAATGGAACGGTAAGGGCTACCTCAAGAGGAAGTGCAGGTACCACATTCACCATTAAATTACCCGATGGTATGCCATGGGAGGCAATTGCATCAGAAATACAAGCAATTGAGAATGCTAATAAATTCACTGTTGAAACAGTTGCATTTACAAACACAGGTTATACGGATTGGATACATAATGGTATGTTAACACCAGGACAAACTTGGGATGTTATTTGTACTACAATGCCACAATGGACTATATTCCAACGAAATCAAGTTAGTTGGAGTGGTTCGTTTGTATTCAATGAGAACTTAGTATGATTGATTTAAGTTCATATTCAGGTGTTGAATCAGCAGTCTTCATCAAATGGGTTATTCCAAATTTTGAAACCGCATTACTGAGTGATTATAATATCCCAATTACATTCGGTGGCGATACCTATGTATCTATTGGGAGTCTACTTAATATGAGTGGCACTACCTCTGAATTAAAGGCAAGTAAATCACAATTGAGTATATCACTATCAGGTATACCAACAGCAAACGTGAGTGATATACTCGATAATGAGATCAAAGGATCATCATTAGAAGTATATCGGGGGTTGTTCGACCCATCTTCACATGCATTACTCCCCCTCCCAGAGAACCCAATATTAAATTTCAAAGGAATAGTAACCAATTATGGTATCACAGATGATGTGGATGTGGTATCTCAATCAGCAACCAATACCATTACCATTACTTGTAATAGCATAGTAGAAGTCCTTGCAAAGAAAGTAGGTGGCAGAAGAACCAACCCAGTTGACTTTCCCGATGAAGGTAGTATGAATAGAGTACAAACCTTATCTAGTTCAAATTATAACTTTGGAGTACCAGGGTGAGTTTTTTTAGTAATGCATTCAAATGGTTGGGTGGTAATAGTCTTGGTGCTAACTTAGCAAAAACAGCCATATTAGGCTACACATCTAGGTTATTGAGTGATAATGTGAATGACACCACATCTACCGAAGCGATTGATGAGGGTGTGAGATTACAACTTAATCCAAGTACTGAAAATAAGATACCTGTGTTATATGGAGATGCTTATTTTAGTGGGAATATAACTGATGCTTCATTGAGTCCTGATTACAAACAAATGCGATACTGCCTCGCATTGTCTGAATTAACAGGCAATACACTTGATGCAACCCCATCTACATATACATTTAACGATGTGTATTTTAATAATAACAGAGTTGTATTCAAAGCAGATGGATTTACATTAGACCATACCATTGATAGTAGTGGCAATCAAGACCCAAGTGCAGAAGACCTAATAAAAGTCTATTTGTATAAAGAGGGGACTGCATTAAATGGTGGTCCATCCCCTGAAACATTATTAACTCATTGGACTAATCACCCAATGACAAACCTATTATATGCAATTGTAGAAGTGAATTACAATCGTGCTAAGAATGTCACTGGATTACCACAATGTATATTCCATATATCAAATAGTTTAGATATGCCAGGCGATGTGTTAAATGATTACATGACTAATACAAGTTATGGTGCTGGTATAGATACAGGTGACATAAGTGGGTTAGTAGAACTTAACGCCAATGTATTGAATGGATTTACATACACAGATGCAAGTGGCAGTCAGCAAGTAGGACAGACAAGAATAAATGGTTTGGTATCCACTACTACTAATGTATTGACGAATATAGAAGCGATGACAAAGGCGTGTAGTTCGTGGTTGAGTTATGACATACATCAAGGTAGGTGGGTCGTTATAATCAATGAGAGTGGTGCATCTACAGCCTCATTCACGGATAGTAATATCATTGGTGAAATATCCGTGAGTGGGTCATCTTTAACTGGTCTATATAATAGTGCAGAAGTTAAGTATCAGAACACAGATATATTAGATAAGGCAGATTTTGTAAGGATTGATATTCCATCAGGTGATTTATTTGCCAATGAACCGAACAATACTGTACAGATCGTATTACCTTTTACTAATAAACAAAGCACAGCATTAAAAGTTGGCTTGATTGAGTTAAAACAATCCAGAATTGATAAGATTATTAGTTTCAAATCAGATTACAGTTACCTGAATGTAAAAGCAGGTGATTTGATTGATGTGACTTCCCCTGCATTCAATTACACAAATAAAGTATTTCGAGTAGTTAATGTCAAAGAAGTAGAAACCAATAATACTATAGTATTAGACTTTAAGTGTATTGAATATGATGCTGATGTATATACATATGATATTGCTGAATATGAAATTGAGACCGATGATGGACTATTAAGCATTGGTAGTATAGGTAAGCCTAATACACCAACAGTAACCAATAATGACACCGGATCAAACCCTCATATATTAATGGGGAGTGTAGTTCCAAGTGGTATTGTTGATGAAATGGAATTTTGGGTAACACATGATACCTCAGTACCCAATGATTATGATAGAACATATGTCAAAGTAGGTACGCAAAGCAATACAGATGGTAGTACTTATACTGAAAATCAAGCAGTTAGTTATCAATATGGTCAATTAAACCAAGGTGATCTATATGTAAAAGTAAGGGGTATGAACAATATCACTTCTGGTCCATTTAGTGATCCAAGTGGGTTGATTGCATATGTTCCTGTTCAAGAACCAGACAATATACCTGATGGGGTATCCATTGGTGGACAACTAATGAGTTTGGGGATTATGACATTATTAAATAACTTAGATGTCTTATTTGATGGCGATCCCAATACAAGTCTAGTTGATGCGATATTAGATGACTTCTTCCCAAGTCGCAATCCAGCAACACCAATGGATGAACAAATAAAAGAGAGTTTAATCAATGACCAAGGGTTTATTGATGACCTCGTTACTGCAACGCAAGGTGCAGAAGTAGTAGCACCTGTATCCATTGATGAATTAGAGGATGTTGATACTAGTACATCTGTTCCAGTATTAAATGATGTGTTGTGTTGGGACGGAACTAATTGGGTGCCAAGTGCGGTGGACCCTGATACAGGACAACCACCTGAACCACCTGAACCACCTGAACCACCTGAACCACCTGAACCACCTGAACCGTGTAGGTTAATCATTTATGAAACATATCCCCCTGATAACTATCATTTAGCACCCACATCAGGATCGTATTATATTGTGTTTGATAATTCAAGTCTGTTTATTCCATTGTCCCTAGGAATGGGTAATATATATTTACACAAGTCTGATGGCACATTAGTTCAAACGGTTACTGAAAACCAATTAATAATTGATAATAATGTTGTTGAAATCCCATTTAGTGATAGAGAATATGGGGTGGATTATTATATTCTAATAGATGAAGGAATTGTAGAATATTGCGATTGTGTATCCCCATCAATAGAATTACCTACCCCTTGGAACTTCAACACACCGCTTAGTGATATAACCCCATATTCTATCACTGGAGGGGTTGTCCTCCCACCTGAAGTTGTCCTCCCACCTGAATTATTAAGAACATCATATACACCCAATAGCAATAGTGTGTGTGGTAATAATTTAACAATTAGTTTAACATTTAATGGGAATCTAATTAGTGGTAGTGGAAATATTAATCTCCATAAACAAGATAATGGGGGGAGTGTGGTTGTGGAAACAATTGCGGTATCTAGTTGTGTGATTTTACACAATGTCATCACTACCCCTGTTATTGGGGGATTAGAGGCAGGGACTAATTATTTCATTACCGCAGACGCGGGATTAGTAACAACCGACCACACACTAGAAACCGGGAATTGTGGATTATATGGATTACCAGGACAATCATACATAGGAGACATATTACCGACTGATATGCCTTTCAACTCTGCCCCCCTTTTGGATATAGTTTATTCGTCACCCCATAACAATGAAGTCCAGGTTGTGTGGGATGGTAATATAATGATGACATTTAACCGTTTTGTTATTGCTTCAACTGGTAATTTTTATCTTTACAAAATAGATGGAACATTAGTGCAAACATTCGATGTGAATACATCATTTAGTACAGAAAAGACGAGTGGGATTATTGATATTTCAGGTGAAACAGTCACCCTCCACCCTACACATGATTATGACCAAAATCAAGAATATTATATTTTAGCGGATGCAGATGTATTAATGGACGGCTGTGGATATAATTGGGATGGGATAAGCGACTCATCCACACTAAGGTTCACTAGTGATATTGGGCCACATAAGTTATCATCTACACCGCCAGATGGTAGCACAGGTAGTATAAATGACACTGGCATAGTAATGGTTTTTGATAGAGCTGTGGAGCAAGGCACGGGGGCAACTAATATCTATAAAGTAGATGGGACATTAGTGGCAACTTTCCCAACGACCGATGCGCGAGTAAACCTAACAAATTAAGGGAATATAAAATGAGTACACTAACAATAACACCGGGTGATATATGGGATGCCGACAATGAATATTATGTTGATTTAGAAAGTGATATACTAAGGGATGAAAATGCAAATACCCGAAGTAATTTAGCATTTAATAATGTTTTTTCATTTTCCACAAATAGTTTGCCTGTAATAACTAATGTCACACCAATAGATAATGCCACTGGTATCATATCAAGCACATTTTTAAGTATAACAGTTGATAGGGACGTATATGTAAATATTGGGAATATAGGGAATATATACTTACATAAAGCGGATGGGACATTAGTTGAAACATTTGATATTAATGGTATTGTGCTATCAAATAACACTATAATAGTAAATCCAACCGATCCATTTGAGGCAGGGACAGAATACTATGTGTTGATGGACCCCGATACGGTAGTAGATGTGGATAATTTTGGTCTACCAGGAATAACTGATATTACTGAGTTTAGTTTTACAACTGACTCAAGCCCCTTGTTAAGTAGTTTTACTCCCTTATTAAATTCAACTAATCAAGCCAAAAGCACGACAATTCAATTAATTTTTGACCAACCTGTACAGGCAGGCAATGGCAACATCATTTTGTATAAGGGAGATGGAACCATTCATCATTCTTTTGATATTTCGGAAGTTAATTTTCTTGCGGGCCATCCCTCAATAATTGAATTGTATTATAATACATTAGATCCAAGCACCACCTATTATTTGAATATAGATAATCAAGCGGTATATGATGCCGATGCCGGTTTCCCATTTGCTGGGCTCAGTCAAAATAATATTATTAGATTTACAACGGCAGCCGCCCCTAGCATATCTAATATCGTTAGGCACGAAGATATGTTAGATTTTACTGTAAGTGACATAAATCCAGTAACAGTAAATCCAAACAATAACTACATTCATATAACGAACCCCAATGGTATCATAGAATCCTTAACATATGCACACTTACTTCAACGGAATACACCAACCACAATTACAAGGGGACAATTCTTATATAGTGGGGATGATTATGTATTGTATTTCCCAACAGGAACTATAGTTAATGACGCTGGGTTCGGTAACATGGAAACTTCACTTAATTTCACGGCATTTGAACTAACCCCCGTTATTCAAACTACTATACCAATCACACAATGGGGAGACCCGTTCTCTTGGAACTTTAATATTCAATTTAATATGGAGACCCCAACAGACACCCTTTTTGGATATGACTTTAATATAGAAATAGTGGCATCATTTACCATGTGGGATTATGGACCCGATGCGTTTGATTACCTTGTAGAAAATGACACAGTATCATTTAAGATGCACTACCCAGACATCGATGTTGTTGCTGGAAGTAATCCATTCAGTGTGCGTTATAGAGAAAATGCGGGATTTATAGGATCTACTATTTCCAAAGTAAAACTAAAACCATACCCAATACATACTGGTATTCTAGGAACGTATGATTATATCACACAGCGGCACTCTAATTTCTATATAGAGGACCACTCCGGCAGGGGTACAGTGGCTAATATTCAGAACTCTCCATGGGGTGGTCCAACCAATGCTTTGAGAATACAATCTCAACTCCAACCTACTGGGTGGGCATTTGACGATGCCAGCGAGTTTACGATCCGTCCTCTGTTTGCTGGTTTACCTTTGCTGCAACCAAAAACTTTTGAGTTTGTAGTTGATATCCCTTATCTTACTGGACACAACTGGACACCGATAATATGGGCTAACATATACGCTCCTTATTCATTACGGTTTTTGGTGAGAGATGGTGGAGACACCATGGGGAGGAATGAAATAACGGTGATATCTGGAACAGGTGCAACAACAGCAGCATTAGTAGGGCTAATGCCGCTAGGTGTGCATCATATTTCACTTGTTTTATGGGAGTTTAAGGGACTTATTAGAGTATCCTTATGGATAGATGGGTTGCTGGAATCAGTTCAGGAATGGCCATCGGGGTGGACAATGGATTGGTGGTGTCTTACTAATTACCATTCCACAGGTTCACAAGCAAATCCTGAAGGAGATATCTTTTTTGATGAGGTGAGATATTCTAACACTGCTATATTCCCCCGCCCGGAGTTGGGACAAGTTATAATGCCGTTTGCCCATTCTTCAACAGACGAGTTTTTATTGTCAGTTGAAGGGGAGGGGGGGTCACCATATTTTCACGACAATATTGATTAATATTAGTCCCACATAAACTGCAAAAATAGTGTATAATAAGGGTGATATCCAATTATGGGTATCATCAAAAGGATTATATTATGAACTTAATAAATGCAGTGGCTAAATTAAAACCGACTAATCATGTGAAGCATTTCATTGCTTTCCTCAGTGATCGGAGTAATAACGAACCCCCAATAAAATTAGAACTAACAGCAACATCTAAAGAGGTACTGATTGATGATATTCTAAGTGCAATTGATATGGGTGATGTCGATTATAAAATATTACAAGTACTAAACACCCAAAGTGATATAGAACGAACTCGTGTGTTTAATAATGAACGGGATCTACTACGGAAACCCTCTTTTTCATCCCTACCAGGTCGAACCTAAGCCGTACTACGACCAACCCTCCATAGTATATGGTATAAGGTATACTATGGAGGGGGATCGTCTAAAAAGTTGTAACCTGCGTGTAATTTGCCATTCTGTAACATAGATATAAACCCCTGTGATGTATCATACATCATAGCATATTCTACTTGAGGTACTTCCTTCTTCATAATGTCCTTAATTGCTTCAACTGGGAGTTTAAGGGATTTAATTCTACCTGTTGGATCAATATATTCACCCGGTAATAGGGTGGTGGCAGCAATGGCACGTTCAGATACAGGTATATAAGCGACACTATATTTCTTTTTCCATTCACCTGTCCTGTTATTCAAGTGCTTTAAACACGGGCTACTGCATTTCTGTGACCAACCCTTTTTTGTTTTTTGTATCTGAATTACTGGATTAAAATCCACAATCTCTTCACAATTCTTGCAATACCTTTTCCTTGGCTTCTCTTTTACTATTACTAATCCACAATCAGGATTGCTTAATACCGCTTTTGTTTGTTCTCTGTGTGGTCTTGCATCTGCACATTTAGTGGTTTCGTAATGCCTGTTTAACCAATCTGTATATATTTTATGATCCATTCCAATACTTATAATGATGGGAAATAGCACTTTAAAAAGCCTTTGTGTTGTGTTATACTAAATACTGATGTAGGGAACATATTACTATGTTTTCTTCGTTAAGTAATTGATAAAATCGAGTCGTTAGGGGGGTTGCTCCCCTTAGCGCAATTTCAATTACCAAGAGTCGAGAGACATTCAATAACTTATAGAGGAATAAAATATGGCTACCCGAATACCCGTCTTAAAAAAGACAACTTCAGCAAACACAACTTATTATGATATGTCACATGACGATCATAAAGAAATCATCAGCAGATTAGAGGTCTTGTATATTTTACGACAAGAACACCCTTGTAATGCATTCACAAAACGATCAAAAAAATGGGGTTGGTCACCACATGATAAAAAGTGGAACTCCGAAGAATCATTCATTAATGGCATATTAGAACAACACAAAGGCAATCCACATAAAAATTTTAGTGATAAGCAACTGGATAAATGTATCGAGATTGCCAATGAAGTGAATGATATGATGAATGACGAACCCATGGAGATTGAATATGTCAGTATGGTTGGCAAACACACAAATAAAAGCAATGAATTCAATAACCTATTTGGGGATAATGTATGACCTACTATCAATCCGTGAAGAAGTTCAGGGAGGTATATAAGACATGGGAATTTAAGAAGACAAAGGTACAGCGAAAAGTCCATCCCGAAGCAAAACTAATGGAGAGTGTAGAGAACGCAAGTAATCTCACCAATGGTCTGCTAGTGTCTGGGTGGGTTGTGGAAAAACAACCTAATGCATATATTATATACCAACACTACTGGAATGTTACGAAACAGGGCAGTCATTATGATATAACACCCATACACGAGATGAAGGACAGACAGTACTATTATGATAGTACCATCTATGATTATACCAAACACGTGTATCCGACAGGATACCCCTCGTTTGCTGTGGTGGAGGATGGGTTGTTTGTACTGCCAACTGGAACAATGCCATTGGGAGGAGAGGTAATCTTAGAGGACTTTTATCCCTTTATCCCTGATTCACATAATATGCAATTCACTGCAGAAATATTACGAACACATGGTGGATTATGATAAGCACATATGAATACCACACAGACTACATACCAACGGAATTTTGGGATGTATTAGATACAGGAGTTCAACGAATCCGTTTATTAAAAGATATTACTGGATGTGGTGCTACTTATGGCATTATGAAGAAGTATATGCCTGATACTAAACGGTTTATTGTTATGCCGACCATTAAATTGATACAAGATAAACAAAAACAAGCCGATACAGGCGAGTTTAATGCAACCGTTATTTCATTGCACGGAGATAGCAAATACGCTATTAAAGACATATTTGATGCTGATATTATATTATTAACACCAGATCAATTGGTTAAATTGTATGAATATAGTGTTGAAGTATGGTTTTTAGTTAAGGGAAATATCTTAATAATTGATGAAGAACATACAATTGAGGGTGCTGGGGGGTATAGAGACTCTTTTGGACAATTAGAATATGCCGCACAACACTGGAATGGTAGTATTATTACAATTACCGCTACTACTCCGTTCTGCACTACTCCATATTTCGATGGATTTGATGTTATTCAATTAACGAATAAATCTAGACCAATTAATCAAGTGCAAGTTACTAAAATTGATAGTGTTGTTAAGCGATACCTGGAAGATTATATATCATCAGGTGAACCAACTGTTGTGATAAGCAATGATATTAAGAAATACAAACATATTATTACTAAAGTCTGTAAAAAATATGGTGCTTCTTATAAAAATATTAATGGTGTAACCCTTGATAACCGAATGCGATTAGAGGGTCTGTACAGCGATTCTAACGATGCCCAAGTTTATTTGCTTAGTACTGCTGCCACAGAGGGTATTGACCTGAATATAGAAGCACACGTCGTTGTGCTATGTGATTATAACCTCTCTCAATACACATTTTCATTACAAACCATCATTCAAGCACTAGGTAGACCTCGTGAGGGGTTATTGGATAGTATTGTTTACTTTAATGATGATAAAACCTTCAATGGTTTATTCCCAATCCCCCTTGTGCAAGATGCATTGGATGATGTTGATACTTTTATTACTAATACAGCAACATCAGTATCCCCTAGTTCAATTGATGCATTACTTAAAGCACCACATGTTATGTCGTATGCCGATAAATTTATACCAAATGTCGGTTCTGTTCTTAGTGAGATAAGTTCTAACATAAATTATAATATAATCCACTCCCCCGATTATCTGACCCAAATGAACTCATACGCTAAATCTTGCAATATTGAATTTATAAACCCACTACGAATTAAAATTAGATTGGGTGGACTAGACGATAAATCTAATTTTACAGATAAACTAGAATCTGCATTTAATCTAACACCAATGGAATTGTCTAACTTGTTTCATGACCTAACACTTAATATCAGAGGTGGTGCTTACGGGTCATTCTCTAAAACCCTACTTCTTGCTGTACTTCTCGCACAAGTGAAACATACAGCAATGGGTTCTTGTAAAGAACTACTGCCCTTTATAAATGACCTCAAACAACCAAGCCAAGTGTCCCGTTTTCTTAACTCAGTGGCAATTATGTCTGCTTATATAAGTGAAAATATAG